CCAATAAAACCCACGAATCCGATAATCATAGCATCTCCTTGTGATACTATAATTTACTATAATTCTGTATAATTGTCAATAGTTTTTTAGCCAATTACAAATGTAAGTGGTGTGCCGCCGTCTTTGTAGTTTATTAGATCCATTTCTAATGTTTCCATTTCGGCTTTACCTTCGGCCTTTAATGCAGTACCGTTTAAACTTGTACCGCCCTGTGGACTGGCAATTTGATTGAATTTTTCACGAGCCTCACCTAGCATCATCTTGCAGGTTGCTAGACTGTAATCTCTTAACCATCCTTTGGCAAACGTATCTTGTAGCAGATTAAAGTCAGGACGATAGTTGAACAACCACAGAAGCACTTCTTCTTCACTTCTAGGACGTTGCATGATAGTTAGTTTTTTAGTAGTTTTATTAAATGTAAAATTAATATCACTACCGAACATTTTGCCTACTTGCTTCTGATACGAAGCAAAAGCATAATAGGTAGCTAAGCCGCCCATGTTCGAAGAAGTTAAAAGATAGGTATTCGAATACGCTAAATTGAATGGTTCAAACAAGGTTCCACCTTGTCCGCCCCCTGACCTTGAACCAATACTTCTCCTAAAGATTTGACGTACATTTGTAACTTCTTGAGGTAAAATGTAATCGTTTTTGTCAATTTCCAGCATTAAAAAGCCGAAACTTTCTTCTACAGCATTAGTGCTTCTAGCACGAAATTTGTTCAAAGCACGGTCAATGGCAGTGTTATAATGGGCAGGGTCTAGCTCTACATCTACCATGCCATCACCTAGCATCAGTTTGCAATAGTCTATTACTTGTTGGCGTTCGTTTTCGTTCTCAGTCATATCAATATTTAGCTTATAAATACAACACTATGCCACGCTTATCACTCTACAAACCCGAAAAGGGCAATGATTTTAAATTTTTAGATCGCACTATCAACGAGCAGTTTCAGGTTGGCGGAACTGACATATACCTGCACAAATACCTAGGAGTGGTAAATCCCTTAGAAGGAGAAAGCAGTCCTACTAAACCAGCAAATGCTGCCGAAGCAGGAGAGCTAGGCATTCAAGACGTGTTGTTCATGGAAAACAGAGATCGTCATTACGATCCAGATGTTTATGTTATTCGTGGAATTTATACATTACAGGACATTGATTTTAATCTAAGCCAGTTTGGGTTATTTTTACAAAACGATAATATCATGATTACATTCCACTTACGTGGAACATATGATTCTATTGGTAGAAAAATCATGGCAGGAGACGTCATTGAACTGCCACACCAAAAAGATGAATATGCATTAGATGACAGATTAGTGGCCTTAAAAAGATTTTATGTAGTCAGCGAAGTTACACGCCCTGCTAGCGGATATAGCCAAACATGGTATCCACACTTATTACGTGCTAAATGCTCACCGTTAGTTGATACACAAGAATTCAAAGAAATCCTTGATCAGGACAGCGGTGCAGAAGATGGCAGTACACTGCGAGATCTATTGTCTACGTATCAACAGAACATCGATATCAATGATCAAATTATAGCACAGGCTCGTGCAGACGCTGAAAAGAGCGGATATGAAACTAATCAGTTTTATGTAATTCCTAGAGATGAAACAGGTCTAGTCGAAGTTGAAGATGTAGCCAACGGTGAAGTCGATGTAAGTTCAGATGCATTAGATGCCAGCGCAGTCTTATCAAGTCCCACTAAAAATTATTATGTAGGCTACTTAACCGGAGACGGTATTCCGCCAGATGGTGCACCATACAGCTTTGGCATAGCATTTCCAGGCAGTGCTATAAAGGGAGAATTTTTCTTAAGAACTGATTACTTGCCTAATAGGTTATTCCGTTATGATGGCAAAAATTGGATTAAGTTTGAAGATAACGTTCGTATGACCACAAGTACATTAGGTGAAACACAGACTAATGATCCACTATTAGTGAGACGAAAAATGAAGGCTAGTTTTGTTAATAACACCACAACTGCAACCATAGGTGGAGTAGTTGTCCCAGAACGTCAGGCATTGAGTCAGGTATTAAAAGCAAGGGCAGATAATTAAAATGCATATCTGTAAACAACTTAAGGGGGCTTCGGTTTAACGCCGACTGTACTAAATCGGATTATTTTTATGATGGCCAAGTACGTAGATACTTGACACAATTTATTCAGATTATGAGCAACTTTGCTTATAAAGATGCCAAAGGACAATTGGTTCGAGTCCCTGTTCGCTATGGTGACATGACTAGACAAGTTGCTCAAATACTTAAAAAGAACAGTGAGAATACAATTCCCAGTGCGCCATTTATTGCCTGTTACATTAAAGACATGCAATACGATCTTACTAGGCTACAAGATCCTACCTTTATCAGTAAGGTGCAGATTCGTGAGCGAGCGTTCGACGAAGATAACAATGAATATCTAAACGTACAAGGCAACAACTATACCATTGAACGTATAATGCCCAGCCCCTATAAGATAACGTTCTCAGCCGACATCTGGTCAACAAACACTGAACAAAAATTACAGATATGGGAACAGTTAGTTGTATTCTTTAATCCTAGTTTTGAAATACAAACCACAGACAATTACATTGATTGGACTAGTTTATCAACCATAACATTAGAAAATCAAGTATGGAGCAGTAGAACGGTGCCTCAAGGTGTCAATGAAGATATAGATATTATGACTATAACTTTTACTGCACCTATATGGATCACACCGCCTGCCAAAGTTAAAAAGTTAGGTATTATTACTAAAATTATTTCTAACATATTTGCTGAAACTATACAAGGTACCATCAGCACAGAATACAGTGATGTAAATGCCGCCGAAATGTTCCAGGGTGCAAGTCCGGATGCTACTATAACTGTAACACCCGGAGATTTTGATCTATTAGTGCTTAATAATGTGGCAAGATTAATCCGCGCCAACGGTCAAGGTGATGGCATAGATGTTGCTAATCCCAGTAATACATCTGCATGGACTAGATTGTTGGATTTGTATCCAGGAAAATTTAGAGCAGGTTTAAGTCAATTAAGATTTACACAGCCCGCAGGCAATGATGTAATTGCTTATATTAGCTTAGATCCCAGTGATGAATTTGCCATGCGATTAAACATTGACCCAGATACAGTTCCGGGAAATACCATTATTTCAGGAAGAGGAACAGTTGATGCTGTTATAAATCCAGAAACATTTAATCCTACTGGAGTGGTTGCAGGTACACGGTATATTATTTTAGAAGATATTAATGTAAGCAGTGAATACGGACAGCCAGGCTTTGACGGACCTGAAGCATGGAAAAATACAGATGGTTCTGATTTTCAAGCATACGCCAACAACATAGTTGAATGGAATGGAAACAATTGGGGTAGTATATTCGATTCCACAGCCGTTACGGAAGTAACTTACATAACTAACTCATATACAGGAACACAGTATAAGTGGAACGAAGGTTCCTGGAGTAAGAGTTATGAAGGTATCTACGAAGCAAGGCTATGGCGACTAATCCTCTAAATCAAGTTATATGCAGTGGCGGAATATTTCTCGCTAAAGATACTCGACGATTTTTATTCCTACTACGCACACAGGGCAAGACTGCCGGTACTTGGGGTCTAGTTGGTGGCAAGAAAGAGCCCACTGACAATACTGCCTACGATGCTCTAACTCGAGAAATTCAAGAAGAAGTAGGTAAGACTCCCACTATTAAAAAAATTATTCCTTTAGAACTGTTTGTCAGTAATGATCAACACTTTCAATATAACACCTATGTGCTGTTAGTTGATCGAGAATTTACCCCAACTCTCAATGAAGAACACTCGGGGTATGCTTGGTGCGATTATGAAAACTATCCCAAGCCCTTGCACCAGGGCGTTAAAAACTCTTTTACAAATAAGATTATTAGGGCTAAACTAGAATTGCTGTTAGATTTAATCTAACAAATCTACGTTGAATGCGTAGGTGCCAAGATGGTGTAGTTCTTGACTCAGTGCTGTGTCAACTTTGATGGTATAACCTGCGGCATTGATCTTCTGACATAGATACATGTCTTCACCTAGGAAGTCATTGGACTCGGGACTCCACTGGAAGTCAAACCAGGGCTTGCTGAGTTCTTCGAAGATGCTGACTTTAGTTAGAATACACCCCATACCAATACCCTCAATGGGCACTAGTTCATCTTGTACATCAAACGATAAGGGATTTTGCCAATCACCTATGGTTTCATAGGCAACACCTTTGTAGGGACGTTGTCTGCGAACATAATTTGCGGCTACAACTGGTTCGTTATGCTTTAACAATCTAACTGCGGTAGTGGCAGGGAAGACCATATCGCTGTCTAACCATAACGCATAGTCTGCACCTAATTCAACTGCCGCTGTGGCCAGTCGTTCACGTTGCGTTAGTAAGATTGTACTAGCATCCATAAACACATGAGTGTCTATGTCATTCATAGTATTGAACTTAACTAATTCAGCTAGGGCAAGTGCATGGGCAGAGTGCAATGTATCCCGTGTGGGAATTAAAACTGCTAGTTTACCTTTTTTGCTCGACCAACTACTTGATGCAAATACTGATTGTTTTTTCATGCGCCTGCGACATCCATACTAAGTGTTTCGCCTTTGACAACCAAACCTTGCACGGCATTGATTAAGTCTTGGGTACGTTTAGCACATAGTATAAAGTCATTAGGGCTGAGTTTGCAAGCGGTATTCATAGTTTCGAAGTTTATTTTTCCGCCAGTTAAGATTTCGATGGCACTGGTTCTGGCCAAGTTTTCAATAAATGAATTCTTAGCATCTTCTTCAGTTCTGTCTATTAATTCTAGACAATCTTCTTCTTCCAAATCTGCTAGGAGTTCTAACAAATACGTTAGTTCTTGCTGTTCGCTGATTCCAGCTTTGGTTTTTAAAGATTGTAGATCTTGAATTCTAGTTAGAAAACTTACTAGAGTTGCAGGGTTTGAAGTGCGATCGTAGTAGACAACGGAGTCTAGTTCCCATTTGCTAGGGCTAGAACTTAGTTTTGATAATATGTTTTTAATTTGTGTGGTTTTCATGGTTTATCCGAAGGAGCCCGACTTATTGCCGAACGTAGCAGAGAGTTTAATTGGGGTACCAACAGCTTGTCCAATACCATATGTGCCGTTATTACCCAAAACAGCACTTAACTTGATATTCTGACCACCAGACGGCGCATTGCCTGCGGCACCTGGGTCATTGTTAGTAAAAACTTTGTTGACCCGTCCGAATGATATCTGCGATCCTGTTCCTGGTAATGTTGCCATAAGTCTCTCTGCGGCCCTTTATTTAACGGCCTGTTTTCCTTACTCCATGAAAAATGGTTATACTCTATTTATTAGATTCCGTACCTAGTTCTTTGTGCGTTAAAGTTCTGCTGTACTTCTGCGGCTGATAATGTTCGATTGTAAAGTTGAACATTAGAAATAGTACCTTGAGTAAAATCTCCACCATTTCCTGTTGCAAAATTTCCACCAATGTGTACACTACCATTAGGGGGAGTGTACGGGTTCCATTGCGAGCTTGTTCCAACTAAGACACCGTTCTTATATAAAATCATAACTCTTGCAACATTGTCTATAACACACGTTATGTTCATCCAGGTATTCAATGCATTTGACACTGTTACAGTATACCCCAAGTATGCACTGTTGTACATAAAAAAAGTAACTCCGGTCGTTTGCCACTGTATTGTCATACCCGTGTTTCCACCGTTGTTCCAAAGTTCGCTATATCCGTTAGGACCAGTGCTGACAATATTCACCCAGCCTGACCATGTTTGATAAGGATTTTGAAAACGTGTGTTAGTATTTGCAGAAATGTTTATATAATTTGAATTGGCACGAACAAAACTAAATGTACCATCACTGGCGTACGTCAAACTATTTGTGGTGATTGTGTTATTGTTTGTAAGGTCGGTAATAGCCTGTGCAGTGGATCTAACTCCATTCGATTGTGTAATAAATGGTGAAGCTACGCTGCCCAGTTCATATTGTGATGCTGTTACATATACTGCACCATTTGTATTGTAGCACATTGCTACGTTTCCGTAATTACTAGGAGAGTTAGTAACAGGGTCTTCGATGCGTGTCCATACGCCTTGGGGAATAAACTGTTGCGTTCCGTAGTCCCACGGATTCCAATGTTGTCCAGCACTTACCCATGTACCGGACTCTAAATAAACATAAGCAGAATGAGTGTATGTTCCACCATTGACTTGATCTACAGTTGCAGTATATAAAATCTGTTGCGAGTCATTTCCGTCAAGTGAAGTAATTTTATATATAGGATAACCAGTTATTGGTGGCGGTATTGGCGGAGTAGCATTGCTAATTTTTGTAGAATTGTAACCGTAGTCATATGTTCCAAAACTACAGGTGTTAGTAGCAGGTTTTCCCCTCCATGACTTTTGAGCATTTGACATATCATAATCAAATACTAGACCGTCAGTCTGAATGCTAGGACCAGAAGACGCACTCATACCCCGTATCTACCTCTTAATGCGTTAAAGTTCTGCAGTATTTCAGTTGCTGATAATGCACGGTTGTAGACAGCTAACAATGATAATCTTCCTGCCATATATGCTGCGCTGTCACTTCTCCTAAAGGTATACATCGGTTGTGTAGACGTTGCAATCGCGGCTGTAAATGCTCCGCTGTTTACTAACACTCCGTTGGTATAAATTCTAGCAAAGGCTCCGTCAGTAACCCATGTCATATAATACCAGGTATTTAAACTTAATTGATTTCCACTGACAATCAGTGCGCCGTTAAGCCAGAATTGAGGAATTCCACCTGATGTTGTATCATATGCCAGTTGTGAAACACCGCTCCACATGTGCAGCACCCCGACATTCCCTGCGGGATATGCAGTTATATAAACCCAATATGCTCCAGTTGTAGTTGTCCTCCCACTAAACAGATTTGTAGAATTAGTTATATAATTACTTGTTCCATTAAACGCAATATAACCGCCATTCGCAGAACTATAAGTTGGTCCGTCAGTTAATGTTCCTGAATTAGTATTACCACTTAAATCGGTCCAAGTAGCACTTGGAGTAAATGTGCTACTACCCACTGTAGTAAATGAGTGTATAGTATAGCCGCCAACTGACGTTATTGTTCCGCCTGTGGCTCGGGCGGGTCCGAAGTAACGTACTATAACAATACCTGAACCGCCAGCGCCACTGTTTTCATCATTGTGATTGGCACCATTTCCACCGTGTCCTGTGTTAGGTGAACACGGATCTTCCCCGGCCTCGGTTAATTTTTTTGTTGTTCCGTTTCGTGAAACTGGCAGTGTTGATGTAACTCCAGTGGCTACATCAAATCCACCCGCGCCACCTGCCGCATAAGTTGTAGATACTCCGGAGATATTTGAAAGAAATCCAATGCCTCCTGCTCCAACATTTCCCGAACTTGCATTTCCACCAGCACCTCCAGCACCTCCACCGCCACCGGCGAGCCCGGCAACTGCGGTACCGCCATTAAACCCTTGACCAGCTGTGCCTGTACCAGCTCCTCTAGAGTTTACTGTACTATTAGATGCACTCTGTCCTGCACCCGAGCCACCACTATAACTGCTTGAGCCCGGAGGTAAAGCAGTATTAGTCCATCCAGTGCCTCCAGAACCACCAATAGCAGTTAATGAGCCAAATACAGAATTGCTGCCGTTATTTCCGGGACCATCATCGGATGCACCTGCTCTTGATGCACCGCCTGCTCCTACAGTAACCGTATATGCAGTGCCGGCTGTTAGTAAAAAATTAGCGTTGTAAATTACGCCACCACCGCCACCACCACCACCGTTGTCTACACCACCACTGCCACCGCCGGCAACTACAAGAACTTCGACAGAGTTTAAAATACTCTTTGGATTAGCAGCATCTAGAGCTAATACTAATCCATCTCTAACTATACTAGGACCGTACGCAGTTGCCATGATATTTAAATTCCATTTTTATTTTTAAGCTGACCGATAAATTCTTTAACATCAGCTAGATCTTTGACCAATGAGTCTATAGTTTTTTGCTGTGCCTTAATTGCTTCAATTAACAGCGGTACCATCTTTTCATACTTGACCGCTAGATATCCATCTTCTCTAGTGCCAACAAGTTCTGGTAACACTGCCTGCACTTCTTGAGCAATAACACCGATGTCATGTTTGCGTACAAAATATCCATCCTCACCGCCACGACGAGCCATATGCTCATCTGTCCAGTCAAAAGTAACGCCCCTAATCTGATCAATAATAGTTATTGGATTTTCAATCAGCTTGATATTTTCTTTTAGTCTTGAATCTGAACTGTAGTAGGCTGTGATTTCACTGCTGGCACGTATTTCACCTAATGTGCCCATAGTGTATATCATACCATAAACAGATAATGATGCTGTACTACTTGCCACAGTACCGGTGTTGATAGCTACCTGGCCGCCGTACTGGGCAAATTTAACCAGTCCGGTATCTAATACTTCAATGCTAGGAATACCTGATACATCGTTAACTGAGAATATTGTTCCGGTAAAACTATCACTGACACTGAATAATTGTCCGGCTGTGCCTGCAACTTCAAACTTGTTTGTAGTGCTGGTAGTACCAATGCTGACATTGCCCGCACTGGAAATACGCATCTTTTCTGCTTTTGTGTTGGCATTTTCTGTAACAAAGGCAAGATCGCTTGTTGCGGAAGCGGTTCGTATTGCTACAATCCTGCCAACTGCTCTTCCTGAATTTCCGCTTACCTGTAAATTTATTTGAGCAAAACTTTGAGAAGTTTCGTCCATATTTGTCACGGTAATGCCAGCACCACTTCCGTATTGTCCGGTGTCAGATGTTGCATCGTAGGCAGTAGCAGATGACGTTTGCACCTGCAATTTATCATTAGGGGCTGTTGTCCCTATACCAACATTTCCGTTAGTTAATATAACCATGGAGTTATTACTACTGTTGGTAATAAACCCAATAGGTGCGTATGCAGACGTACTTCTATTATACGCAAGTAAATCTACACCTCCTAATGCAGTATAGCCACCGGTTGGAGAAATTTCTAAACCAACCGCGCCACCATTTGATACAGTAAGTTTGTTAGGGGGATTTGTAGTCCCGATACCAACGTTACCGTTAGCCAGTATATTAAGTAAGTTATCGGCCCCATACAACCCTATAGTTGCAAAGTTAGATGCACTGCTAGCACCTACATACTTAAATCCAAAGTATGCAGAGTTGTTGCCGCTTTCAGCTTGGCCGATAAGATTAATTGCATTCTTTCCAGCGGTTAAACTAGAGTTTAAGAATGACGATATCCAGTTAAATGTACTGGGTGCCGTACCTTGCGTTATTCTCAATGATGGAACACCGTCTCCACCTGCCGGAGCTGCTACAGTAACTAGTCCCGTTCCTGGATTAATACTAAAACTACTAGTTGTATAAAAACTTTCAGCAGTAGCACTGGCATTGTTACTGTCAACAAACGTTGGGAAATAACTTGCACTGGCAGTTTGTAATACTGTGTTAACCTGTGTACTTGTGCCTACAGTTCTGCTAGATAGTGCTATCCAGGTTGGAGCTGCATTGCCATTGCTTTGTAAAATTTGTCCACTTGAACCGTAATTGCTTGCACCATTAAATGCCAAAGCACCTGCTGAGTTTAATGTCATTGCAAGAGACAATGTTGCTGTACTGCCAATTGCTAAAGTTTGGCTTGCACCTACATACCAGTTATGTACGTTACCAGCAATAGTATAGGCGCCTCGTGTTAGAGCGAGACCCGAAGAACTAAAGAATGCACCGGTAGCCGTATTACTCGGATATACCCCGTAACCTAATACCGGTCCGCCACTACTATATTCTGTACCAAGATTAGTAATAGAACCTGTTCCATATTGGCCTTGAAGAATAATAGAGCCGCTGGTGCTACTTGCACTACCTGCGACAATACTACCTGTCACATTTAATCTGTTAGTAAAACCAGTGTTTAATTGTGATGATCCACCAGTTAAAAATAATGCAGAGCTGTTGTGAAACATCCAAGTAGTTGCTTGGTCGCCCCAGGCTTGACTAGTGGTGTTAGGATCTCGATCCCACCATGTTCTAGTGTCAGTCATCGGAGTAGTAAAACTTGAATCTACCCAAATACCGTCATGAATGTTCTGTGTTTGCCAGTCCGTGCCTGCGGCTCTTCTACGGCGCCACTCTGTTCTATAAACATTATTGCCAAGGCCGCCGCTGGCCTGTGTAGTAAGAACTTTCTGAAAACTATTAATAGTTCCAGATAGTGTAGATAACGCTTTTACGTTCAATGGCGATGCACTGTCATTGGTGCCACCAATACCAACAAAACCAGTTGCTGGGTTGATGCTAAATGTACTAGTAGTATAAACTAACTCATAGGCATTGCTGGCATTATTGCTGTCAACAAATGCTGGGAAATAACTAGCATTAGCAGTTTGTGCTACGGTTCTAATATTATCAGCATTGGTTGCACTTGCACTGGCTAAGGTACTCGGATTGACCCACGTTGGAGCCGCATCGCCGTTGCTCTTTAGAACAAACCCACTAGTACCGTAAGTGTTTGTACCGCTGAATGCAATACCCCCATTGCTGGTAATACGTAATCTTTCAGTTAGCACACCACTGGTAACTAGGCTAAAAATTAAATCAGTTGGTTGTCCAGATACTGCCGATATGTATGAACTAATTACTGCGCCGCCTTGAGGTATTGAACTTGTTGCACCAAGTTTAATTGCAGTAGTGCCACCAATAGCAGTAGTTGTTCTCAGTGCAATTTCTGGTCTAAATGTGGTATTAGTAATTACCAAACTTCCGGTTGTGGCATAGGTAGTAGGTGATGTTTCACCAATACCTACAGTACCTAGGGTATCAATACGCATACGTTCTGTATTCGTTGTACCAAATGCTAATGGTGAATTATCGTTATTGTAAATGTATGCACCAGTTCCACCAGTTGTTGGGATTGTTCCAAATCCCATGTACAATCTAGCAGTATTACTTGCATCACTAAAATTACCTTCCCCAACTACTGTAAATTTTTTACTAATAGATGTGGTAAATGTACCAATATTTACATTGCCACTAGAGTCAATACGCACACGCTCTGTGTTACTAGAACCTGTGGCAAATTTAATTACACCAGAAGCATGGGCAGAAATTAATGCAAGTCCCTGGGCCGTAGTATTGTAAATACCACCTAGTCCCGGAGCAGATGCTAATACGCCAACGCCACTATAACTTCCACCAGTGTGGAAGAATTGTGTTTTAGTAGAACCGTTGCTGGCAAAGAATTGTGCCGTTGCTGATGTTCCGGCGTTATCGTTAGACACCTGGATAGCAACATCAGCATTGGCAGTTTTATATGCGTCAACTAACTGTGCAGGAGAACTTACTCCAATACCAATATTACCACTTTGAGGATTAATTACAAAACTACTTGTTGTGTAAACTGACTCATAGGCATTGCTGGCATTATTACTATCAACAAATGTTGGAAAATAACTAGCGTTAGCGGTCTGCGCTATTGTTCTAACATTATCAGCATAGGTCGCACTGCCTGCACTAACACCCCCAGCCGACACCCAACTAGGAGCACTGCCTGTGCCGTTAGTCTGTAATAAGTATCCACTGGTACTTGCAGCCAAGAACGCAGTGTTGTTAGGCGAACTTTGATAGACCACAGACATTGCCGTGCCGCCAGCAAGGTTTACGTCTATAGCACCTTTAGTGCCTGATACTACTTCATTTGTAATTGTAGCAGTTTGCACATAGGTAAGATAACCAGTGCTGTCATCATAGCCAAAGAAGCCAGTGCTGGTTGTTCCAGCATTATTAACCCACTTGAACGCTACGCCGCGATCTTTGTTGTCGTCTGCTGTAGGAGCTGTGTTGCCTGTGCCACCACCTAAGGTTATGATAGGATCAGCAATGTTGGTAACTGTGCTGTCTACAATGGTAGTAGTACCTTGTACTGTTAAGTTACCACTGACCGTTAAATTATTTCTTACGTTAGTTGTTCCACTACCGCTGGCGCCCATGGTAAGGGTAGTAGCTGATCCTGCAAAATTAACTGTGGTTGCAGTAGTGTTGATTAAATTAAATGTTGCTTGTGTAGTGGTAATGTCGCCGCCATTGACTGCAAGGTCTCCTACTAGTGTTAAGTTACCAGCACCAGTTAGTGTTGCAGCCAGGGTTGTTCCGCCGTACCATCTAAAAAAACTTGAAGTATTAGGGACACTGTTCCACAAAGTGGAAGAGTCAATACCAATAGCATAGTCAGCAGCAGATCCACTTACGTTCGGATACAATACCAGTTTAGTACCTGCACTACGAGTAGTAAATGCGGGGGCAGCAACCCCATTGACGTTAAAATCAATTCTGTTGCCAGTTGCACCGTTTAGATAAATCTGTCCTGCTCCAGTAGTGGTATTGTTAGCACGAGTAGATACAAACTGACCGTTAACTGCGTTGATGTTGTTATTAACAAATAAGTTATCGCCTATGCCAACGCCTCCAACAACAACTAATGTACCAGTTGTAGTAGAAGTTGCAGCAGTTGTTCCTGCAAGTGTCAATGTATTATTATATGAGGGAGCACTGGTTCCGTTGCTGACTAACACATTACCCGCAGTGCCCGGACCATAAAAACTGGTTACGCCAGCTGCTGTTTGATAGGGGACTTGACCCGGAGTACCGCCTAATAAATGTGTGGCAGTTGTAGCGTTGGCCGCAACCAATGATCCAGTGCTGATCCAGGTTGGAGCTGCGTCTCCATTGCTTTGTAGTAATTGTCCACTGACACCGTAGGCTGTTCCACTGGCACCAAAACTTATTCCACCGTTGGCAGTAACACGCAATTTTTCAACACTGCCGCCTGCTCTAATAACCACTGCGCCTAACGCCGGGATAGCATCTACAAAAGTATTTGTATTGTCGGATTTAAAACGTGCGGTATTTTGTGTTGCACCAACGTGTAAATCTCCTGCTACATCTAGTTTACCGTTTGGTGAAGTAAATCCAATACCAACATTACCGGCCGCAGTAATACGCATACTCTCAGTAGGAGTAGTTGCGCTAGTTAAGAACGCAATACCATCTCTTGACTGTGATCCAATCTGCATACCTAGGTATGCAGTACCACCAGTTCTAGCCAATCTCATATAACCACTGGCATTTGCTGTGGAGTTGTTTAATTGCAGATTGTAGGTAGTATAACCCACTGATGAAGTTGCATCACCGGTTACATTATAGCCACCGGTTGAAATACTAGGACTAGTAATACTGCCTAAATTTACGTCAACTTTCCATGTCGGACTAACGTTTCCAAATCCAATATTACCGCTTTGAGGATTGATTACAAAACTACTTGTAGTGTACAATGCTTCGTAGGTCGCAGTAGAATTATTTGCATCAACAAATGCAAGATAATGACTAGAACTTGATGTCTGTAATACCGTCTTAATATTATCTGCATTAGTAGCAGTTGTTGCCGTGCCTAATATTGCACCATAAATTATACCGCTAACATGCAAATTGCCGCCAATACCAACTCCGCCCACGACTTGCAGAGCACCGGTTGTTGTAGAGGTTGCTGAGTTAGTTCCGCTTACAAACAGTTGTGTGTCAACTGTGCCGGTACCATAAATTCGTGTTCCAGTTAAGAGTTTTGCCATAGTATCTCTATTTATTCCATATTACTTTTAAGGTTATATGCCAAACCTGTCTCGCAATGCTTCGAAATTATTATTAACTTCTGCAAGAGACAATGCTCGATTGTACAACATTACGGCTGCGATATTTCCATCGTAAAATGTTCCAGGGCTTCCACTTATTGTTGAACTATTTGTGCCGCCAATTAATAGAGATCCAGTATCTGGGACCCCTGTTGGTGTAATTGTAGCAGAACCAACAAACTCTCCGTTTAAATAAGAAGATATAGTATCAATTCCGTTCCATGTACCTACAAATTGATGCCATCTGTCTCTAGCAAGTGTTGCGTTAGCAGTTTCAGCAGCGGCAGCGTCTCCTCGTATCCAAGTTCTTATTTGATTATCAACTGCGCCTCTAATAATTCCCCAAGTACCAATAGTTGATCCTTTAGCAATATGATGAGATCTGTTAACTCCGTTACCCCACACAGCACCTGTCGGAGTGTACATCCATACTTCTATGGTCCAAGGTTCTGTCCAAGTTGTAGGATTTAATGCTGTTGTTAAATATCTCTGTGCATTTACCGCAGCAAGAGTAAAATAACCAGCAGTGTTGTATGTTGGTGTACCACTAGGTGTAGCATTTATTCTATTATTGCTTATGTCGAGCCAGTCAGCGCCTGTTGCTGGTTGACTTGCTGCCTTGCCTGCATCGTAGTAAGCTAATAATCCGTTTGTAGCAATCATACCGGTAACTTCGTCAAATCCGTTTGATACTAACAGTGTACCTGTATTAGTTTCACGTTTTGCCACACTGCCGCCATTGATAGATACTTCATCAAATTGTGCTGCATAATGTGTAGAAGTCGTTAACCTTATAGTAGAAGTTGTTACTTCGTTAAACTCTCCGCTGATAAACAACGTGCCAGATGACGTTATTCTAGATGCAGTAATTGACATTATCCAAACACCGTGTCTAAACTATTTGTAGCGGCATTGTAAACTTGATATACTACGCTGGCACTGTTTGTTCCAACAAATCCTACTCTGTTACCAACATAGACACTGCCACCCACGCCGACTCCACCACGTACTTGTAGAGCACCTGTGGTAGTATTAGTTGCCGATGTTGTGCCTGCTAATGTTAATGTACTGTTGTAACTAGGAGCACTTGTGCCATTGCTGACCAGGACATTGCCAGCAGTACCAGGTCCAAAGAAACTGGTTACATTAGGTGCTGTTTGATAAGGAATCTGTCCGGCTGTGCCAAAGAATAAGTTTGTAGCAGTAGTTGCTGTGTTGGCTACATCGGCTCGTCCAACATAGATACTAGAAGTATTGGTATATACAGGAGCATTTGTTCCTGAACTTACTAATAGTTGACCGGCAGAGCCTGGTCCATAAAAACTTGTTACTCCCGGAGCTGTTTGATAAGGTACTTGACCAGCAGTTCCATTAGATAGATTAGTAGCTGTAGAAACATTACCTACTATGGTACCATATATTGTTCCACCAATATACAAATTGCCACCAATGCCTGCTCCACCTGAAACTACTAATGCACCAGTTCCAGTAGATGTTGCCGATGTAGTATTAGTAATAGAAGCTAACCCAGCTAATGTGCTAGTTCCAGTAACACCTAATGTGCCTGATGCAACAATATTGGTTGCTTGTACTCCGGCTAATACACTAGTACCAGTGACACCTAATGTGCCGCTAAATGTGCCTGAGGTAGCGTTCAGAACTCTTAATGTACTTGTGCCAGTAACACCTAATGTGCCTGATGCAACTATGTTAGTTGCTTGAACTCCAGATAATACAGATGTGCCGCCGACATACAAATTACCGCCAATACCTACACCACCCACTACATTCAGAGCACCTGTAGCAGTTGACGTAGCACTGGCAGTTGAATTAACAGTTACGATTCCAGTATTTGATAATGTAAGTATATCAGTTCTACTTGCGGGGAATAACTGATCACCATTGGTACTTGTTTGACTAATAACAAAATTAGTACCACTACTACCTATTGAATAATGTACATTTCCAGAATCGTGAAATTTAATACCTATTCCATTTGATGGAGTAAAGGCAGAATTAACATCACCAATACGCATCCATGCACCCTGAATATCAAGTGGAATAGTTCCGCTGACATTAGCATCTGTATTAGGTGAAATAATTTTCATTCCGCCTGCATATACATATCCACCTATGCCAACACCACCACGTACTTGTAGAGCACCAGTATTAGTTGATGTAGCCGCAGTAGTTCCCGCTAAAGTTAAAGTATTATTATATGTTGGAGCACCAGTGCCATTGCTGATCAATACATTACCGGCAGTACCTGGTCCATAAAAACTGGTAGCACCTGGTGCTGTTTGATAAGGAACCTGACCAGCTGTACCTCCTGCAATGTTAGAAGCAGTGGAAATACTGCCTACTATGGTACCATATATTGTTCCACCAATATACAAATTGCCACCAATGCCAACTCCACCACGAACTTGCAGTGCGCCGGTTGAAGTAGAAGTAGCAGATGTTGCATTAGTAACAGAAGTTAGTCCAGCAAATACACTCGTACCAGTTACACCCAATGTACCACTAAATGTACCAGATGTGGCATTTACAACACCTAATGTACTAGTTCCGGTTACGCCCAGTGTACCACTGAATGTAGCCGCTGTAGCATTTACAACACCTAATGTACTTGTGCCGGTTACGTCCAGTGTACCTGATGCAACAATGTTAGTTGCAGTAACGCTTTGTAAATTGGATGTACCACCAACATACAAATTGCCACCGATACCGACACCACCTACTACTGTTAGAGCGCCTGTGTTTGTTGCAGTTGCAGTAGTTGTGTTAGTAATAGAAACGGCATTGGTTGTTGCCGCGCCACGATTAGTAACCGACTGAAGTGTACTAGTGTTGTATATCAATACCGCGCCGGTACTGGTAGTAACTACTGTATCAGTTCCAGCAGTAATGGTAGTGACACCAAAATTTCCAATAGTAGCAGTGGTTAAGATCTGTGCGCCGTTGACAAAACTAGTTTGCTCTACGTAAAGTGCGCCACCAATGCCAACCCCGCCACGAACTTGTAGTGCGCCGGTTGAGGTAGAAGTAGCAGATGTTGTGTTAGTGACCGTAGTAAGGCCACTGAATGTAGCCGCTGTGGCATTTAGTACACCCAATGTACTTGTTCCAGTTACACCTAGTGTACCACTAAATGTACCAGATGTGGCATTTACAACACCTAATGTACTTGTTCCAGTTACACCTAGTGTACCACTGAATGTAGCTGATGTAGCGTTCAGTACTCTTAGAGTAGTTGTACCAGTTACACCTAATGTACCTGATGCAACTATGTTGGTAGCTTGTAATCCATTA